GAAAACTGGATGTTGTAAATCCCATAATTCCTGACGTTTAGCTTAGAACTATCGGAAATGTAGATTCCATTGGAATAATCTGTCGTGTTAAAAGTAACCGCATAGGCCGTTGTGGTGTTAGCCGCAGTCTGGTCTGTAGAGTCCTGAAACGCCCCATAGGGAGCCGAATCAGCCTCAGCAGCCGCAGATATAGGGACGAAGAAAATCAGGCTGTCGTAGCCTATACGCTCGTCAAATAGGGTCGTTGTAACCGCATTGCTAGTCGCTAGGGTAATCCGGCCTGTGTTATTGGTTTTGCCGTCCATAACCCCACGAACGACCTCAGCAACAGCCCTCTGATCCCCTCCAAATGGCGGTAATGTACGAAACTGAGTCATCGATTACCCTGCTTAACAACTTCTACCTCTAAACCGACCGCTGTTTCCCAGTTTGCACCAGTCGGAGTCAGTCTTAGACGATGATATTCACCGTTAGAACGGATAGATACACGGTTTTCAGCATCAGCAGCTACGTTAGAGCCAAATTCCACCTGATCCGACAGCAAATCCCGGCTAGCAATCGCTACGGAAGCACTACCCTTGTCCACAATCGGCTTAACTAACGTCACCGTAGACCGTCCAACATCAATATCACCCGTCGTAATGTTAGCTGTCTTAGGCTGACCAGAGAAAGATACGATCTTATTCCCAACTACACCCGCAAAAAGTAGCTGTCCACCAGCAAATACCCGCGAATCCAACGGAATATCTAGCGCATCAAGGTCTGAATTGTAGTTATCCACCTGCTCTAACGTTGCTGAAGGTGTTAATACATAGGAAATAGACGTTGCTGTGGTATCCGTGTAAGACCACCTGTCTAAGTCTATCGAGTAAATAAGCAGGTTCTTACCGCCAAACGTATTCTCAAACTTCCAGACAATTAACTTACGGATAGGATCAACCGTAGCACTCATTCCTATCGGTATCTGGCTAGGGATGACGTTATCAAAAAACCATCTATTGATCTTTTCTACGCCAATAGCCTTAACATTTTGACCATCGCATAGGTAGAAACCGTCATCCGCTAGGAAATACGTTAGCCCACCGTACTGAGCAATCGAACCGTTAGAGATGCATCCTAACGACCTTGAGATCGCATCAAATTGAAAGAAAAACGGGGAGCCTGTGTAGCTCATCCGATATATGGCACGTTCTAGGAAGATCAGACCATACTCGCCACCCGCTAAACCTGTAATATCCCCACCGTCAGGGATAATCTGTGTATCTGACTGAGATGCAGCACCCGGAGTCCAGTCTGTCTCATCGTTAATGTCCGACCAGTAGACCTTGTTCGTGTCATTCCCATCGTTAGCCGCAACAACGAAATCCCGAACTACAGTCACAAACTTAGCCGTAGGTGCAGCAGCAGCTAGGTCAGTTACATAGGTGGAAACATTGATTTCGTAGGACTGTAACTTATCCTGACCGTTAGCCAGAATCATCTTGCCGCCATACTGAGTGACATCCCATCCTTCTACAGCCGTGTAACCCGTAGTCGTTAAGGCATCTAAACTCGCGTCTGTAGAGTCAAACTTGTAGATTTGAGTCGCACCAGCAGCAAATAGGTTCGTAGCACCGCCAAACTTACCCGCAAAGGTAATCAGCAGGTTTTGAGCCGCTGCATCCGAGTAATCAGCCTCACTAGGAAATGCCGCATAACCGTTAGAAACTGGATAACAGTTCTTAGCGTCAGTAACCGCCCCTGTTACTCCGGGCTGATCTGGCAGCCATTCACCAAAAGCAATCTTTTGCATTATTGCCTCAACCAAGTATCAGAGCCAGCGTTCTGCTGAGTCCATGTGTCAGAACCACTATTTACAGGAGTCCAAGAATTAGACTCAGCCGCTACCGCAGTCCATAGATCGCTACTCGTCGTAACACCAGCCCAAGTATCTATCTGAGGAACAACATCTAACCATTCCTCACCAATTATCTGCCCAGACGCTGTAAATACCGTTACGGCTTGAATAAAGCCGTTTCCAGCCCATACAGCAATAGGGTAAGCCTCTACCGTAGCTAATGCGTTAACCGACGCAAAACCCTCGTATAGAACGCCACCGATAGCCGTTACTGTAGCTACACCAGTAACACTACCCGCACCAAACTGAATCCTAATCCCGTCTGCCGTTACTGTTGCTACTCCGGTAATACTTGCATCACCGAATTGAATCCTTGTGCCGCTAGCCGTGACTGTTGCTAATCCAGTAATACTACCTGCTGCGAATTGTACTCTTGAACCAAAAGCAGAAACAGTAGCTACTGCCGTTACCGATGCACTCCCATCAACAAGGATGGCATCGCCTTCAGCATAGCCGTAATCCCAATAGTCATAAACGACGTATTGAAGGCTCATTCGTCAGCAGGTTCCGGTTCGTTGCCTTCAGCCAACCATTGAAGATAGGCTTGGTAATCCGTGTTGGCGGGGTCTGTTGGAATTGAAGCATCATCTGCCAATCGCTTGACGCCAATAATGATGCTGTATTTTTCGTCTTTAATGATCTGGTACATGATCAAAGCTCCGCGCTGAAGTACAAAAATGCATCGTTATTGTCTTCTGTGTTTACATACCCAGCCGTACTGGGGGTCATGTTTGCAGTGGCCTTTGTAAACGAAATGGTGGAAACCCTAGGTGTTGCGGACGTCTGTGTTATACCGTTACATACTTGATCGTTCGTATCGTTGTTTAAACGAAAATTTCCAACACCGTTGTGTGTCAGCGTAGGAGCTACTCGCATTACGGTGGGCATATACATCTGACCCACCATGCTACCCCCTCCTGAAGCGACCCTACAAGGGTTTAGGATCATTTCGTAAGTTGAAGTCCAGCCTTGTTGCCAATAATAACGCTGTGCAAGCTGAAGCTCAGTGCCATACGGCCTGTAGTCAAAGCTGGTGGCTGTGCTGCCTTTTTCTAGTTGTACGCCGGTGATGTAGAAGGTTGCTCCGTTGGTTCCGACGACGCTGGTTGCGCCTGTAGCAGAGAAGCCCGAAGTACCCCAAGCCCCAGCGGTTGCACTGTTTGTAGTACCAACGCCCAAGCCAAACGTGACCTTGATTCCTACGTTGTTGGAAGTCAGCCAAGTTCCCGTGGTGTCTCCCGTAATCGTGATCGACTTGGTTTCCCAAGTATTGGCGGCGCTGATCGTGTAAGTGAACGGATAGGAGCGGTTATCCGCAGAATTGCGAATGGAGCCGCCGAACGTGCCAATAAGAGAAGACCGCACTCGGAAAGAGAGCGTGACAGCCTGAGCATCAGAAGTACCCCACGCCAGATCGGCGCAGTTGAAGCCCTCAACGATCTGGGTCAGCAGAAAATAATCTCCAGCCCCAAGCGAGTATGCGGAACTGGAAGTGATACCCAAATAGTTGGTGAACCCTGCGGGCGGGGTAACGCTGCCAGCATTTCTTTGCGCCGTGAACTTACTCGTCTGGCTTGCGCTATTGAAGAAGCGGTCAACCGGAAACGTGTAGTCATTGCCGGTAATACTCGCCCCCGCGTTCCGCTGGTCGATCACCATCGCACCGTTAATGATGCGGTTCTTGAAGCCGTAATACTGGGCATTGCTATCAAGCAGACCGGGGGAGACTTGTGTCAATGGCATTATGCTGCTCCTTTTAACAAGGCTACTTCTGCTTTAGTTGCGTCTAGCTCTGCTTTGAGTTCTTGTATGGCTGCGGTCAACGTGGCTACTAGGAATGAAGTGTCGATACCCTGATAGACAGGATTGCCGTCAGCATCGACTGCGTCTTTCTCGCCGGTTACGCATTGCGGGACTACCTCGGCCAACTCGTGAGCAATGAAGCCCTCACCGTTAGACCCATCAGCTTTCCAGTTGTAAGTTACTGGTTTCAGTTGTGCAACAGTAGCTAATGCGCCTGTCATTGGGGCAATGGTGTTCTTCAGGCGGTAGTCTGAGGATGTGTTGTAAGCGGTGGCTGAGCCTGTTACAGATATTGAACCAACTTGCGTACCGTTTCTATAGAAGTTGGCAATATTACCATCTGATGTAAGTCTATTTAAAAACAAAGTTGCCTGTGCGGAGGCAACAGCATCAATTTCTCCTGTAGGATAAATCTGCACACCTGCAGTAGAGAAAGATGTGCTTGTAGTCCCCACCAGCAAACGACCGCTGGAATCAATCCTCATGCTCTCAACACCGCCCTCTGAGAAAGCTATGGTGTCAGCAGCAGGGGAGAAAATGCCTGTATTCGTATCGCCAAGGAAGGTTAGCGACGGATTAGCAGCAGACCCCAATGCAAGTTCTAATCTGCTACCGGGAATAGGCGTACCAATCTGTACCGGCAGTCCAAGGTACAAGACCGAGATGTTGTTCGTACCCGTAGGTGGAGCAGGTGAGAATGTGATCGTTGTACCGATGACTGAGTACAGGTTAGGGTTCTGTACTACACCGCTAATAGCAACAATGATCGAAGTCGTACTCGCTGGCGCATAGGTCAGCGTAAATGCCGTAGTCGTACCGTTACCGCTAAACTGGTCAAACGGAAACGCTGCTGTAGTAGGTTCTGCGCCGATGTATGACACGATTAATCCTTGTTAGCGGAGTTCATTGGTTGTCCTTTAGCGGAAGATGGCGACGTTACATCTAGGAATATCAAACA